ATATATTGACGACCACTTGTCCCGGTGTTGTGAATACTAAAACTTGTACCGCCCGACGAATCTTCAATCTCTAATAGATTATCAGGCGACGTGGTGCCGATTCCTACGTTCCCACTTGAGTCGACCCTGAGTCGCTCGGTGTTATTTGTAGAAATAATTAGATCTGCGTTTTCACGTTGCGCGATAAACGCCGAACCATCTGTGGCAGAAATTAAAGTTAAACCATCAGTAAGTGCAGAGCCAACAGTGCCGTTGTTAATTGCTAATGTTGAATTTGCAGACAAATTATGAACTTGAAGATTAGCGTTTACCGACGAGGTGCCGATGCCAACCTGACCACTGCTATCAACAACAACGCGCTGTGTGCCGCCAGTTGCAACTGACACCTCATCAGCTGCACTGAAATACAAACCAGTGTCAGTATCTGTGCCGCTGTAGAAGCTTGGGGCGGCTGCCGTACCAGCAGGGAATTTAACCTTGCCGTCTGCACTGATAACACCAGTAACGTCGAGAGTTGAATCAAGCGTTGCCGCTCCAGTGACATCCAGCGTTCCAGGGACATCAACATTGCTGGTGAACTCAACGCCCGTTCCAGCAGAATCAGTCTGCAGCAGTTGACGTGCACTGCCGTTTGCCAGCTTGCTGACTGCAATCTCTGCACTGGCGCTGATGTCAGCATTGACGATCGTGCCGTCAGCAAGCATCGTGCTGGTGACTGTTCCCGTATCTCCGGATGAAACGAGGGTTCCCGAGACATCAGGCAGCGACAAAGTCCTGTCAGCCGTTGGATCGACTACCGTCAGCGTACTTTCAAAGGCGTTATCTGTTGCACCCTCAAATGTGATGACGGCGTCTTCACCCAGCGCCACCGTTCCGGTAAATGTCGGGCTAGCTGAGGCAGCTTTTTCGGTGTCAAGTTCCTCAATCGCAGCCTGAACATTGGTAGAAGCAATGTTGCCAGCAGCGGTAAACGCAACGTTTTCAGCCTGCTGAGCCGTCACCGTATCGGAAACGTCAATCTCCGTGTATGCCGTGCCTGTAGACAACAGGAAGTCAGGCGGATTCAGCGCAACTGTTGGTGCGGGTGATGTACCGGTGCCTGCCTCACTAACAATGACGTAATAACCCTTATTGGCGTCTGAAGCTGCAGGCAGGGCTGAACCAACCTCATAGCCAACAGCAGTGCCCTCAGAGGTAACTGTGGCAACAAGGTTCGTGTTGGCGTCATACGTTCCAGCAAGAACAATCTCACCAACGCTGATACCAATCGGCTGCCAAACGTTGCCATCCCAAAGGAAATAGTCGCCCGTAATGGAATTCAGGTGGCACTGACCGATGAATGCACCGCCATCAGGCGTTGTTTCTGCAATCGTTGCCGTAGAACGATCACCTAACTTCGCTGCCGTGATTGCATCATCTGCAATACGCGCTGTTGGGAAAGTTCCCGTGGTGATCTTGGCAGTATCAAGGTCTGGAACATCAGATGCTGCCAGGTTTGTGCCAGCAGTAACGTGACCCTGTGCGTCGAACGTGATTTTGGTGTTGGTCGCACCAGTAACTGAATTGCTGTGGTTGATTGCACCAGCAGAACCCATGCTCAAGCCACTGCCAGGCTTAACTCCACCAATCGCTCCAGAAGTTGCTTCCGGCAGGTCCGCAGCCGTAATGTCTCGACCGGCAGTGATCAGACCCTTGGAATCAAACTGAACAGCTTGGTAGGTGCTGCTATTTGCAGTGACATCATTGTCAATTTCAATGGTGTCAGAATCCATGCGGAGTCCTTCACCGTTTACAATCACACCACCTTTGGTTGAAGTTGTAGGGGTCGGAAGATCCGACCCAACCAACGCCCGATAACCAACCGTTCCAGCTGCGCCAGTAGGACCGCCAAGGAACTGCGCAGCCGCAGTCGTGTCATCAAGTGTTGCGCTGATCGTTACGGTGTCACCGCTGGTCGAAGCGACAATGTTGATTTCGCCAGTCGTGCTGCCGTTGACAACGTTGATTGAACCAGCGCCTTTGACTGAATCCCACGCAGATCCATCCCAGACATAAATCTTGTCGTCATCTGTGTCCAACGCGATTTGACCCGTGAAATCGCCAGATGCAGGCAGCGCTGACACCAGCGTCACGCTGGAGTTATCGGCCAATTTGGCTGCAGTTACAGCCGAATCGTTAATCTTCGCAGTTTCAACCGCAGACGCTGCCAGCTCGGCAGTGTCGATCGCCCCAGCAGAGAACAGGATCTTGGCGCTTGGGATCGTTGCGTCAGAGATCAGCGTTGTGCCATTTGCGATTAGGTCGCTGACCGTTAGTTTTTTGGTTTCACTGGCGCTGTCGTCCACAACAGCAACCACGTCGGCTGCAACTAGATCAGCCCCGGCAAGGCTGTTAAGTTCGCTGATCTTGATGTCAGCCATGAAACCCTACGCACGAACCACGATGGGCTCATCATAGAGCCGCCCTTATGACTGTTCCAGAGCGATTGCGTCGGAGTCGTCTTGCTCCGTCTGCAGCTCATCACCGTTCTCTTGTGTGAGCTTGCTAGGCACCTCAAGGTTCATACGCAACTCAATCTTGCTTGTGGTTATGAAATCGGCAGTGACTTGGACTAATTCTGCTGTCGTGAATTGCACCGCACAAGCGGTTAACACTCCGGTGACTTCGTACCAAATTTCGTCATTACTGGCATCCGTGTGACCGGCTGGGTTGTATCCAGAGGTTTTAAGGTAAAACTTTCCCTTGAATGTGCTACCAACTTTTGTGCGGAGCACTAACTCAAGCAAATAATTTGGCAGCTCTTTTGCGGTGTCTCCTGTGTATTCCCATTCGCAAGACATCCGCCCAGAGCCAGACATTAAAGTGCCAATGCGACTCCGAAACTCATCAGAAAGTGTCGTAACGTCAACGGTTTCGCGTTGCGTGTTCAGTTCATAGCTTTGAACTCGGCCAAGTGTTCGATACTTGCTGCCCTCAACAACAACTTTAATTGGAATATTATCGCCAGGTGTCGCAAGTGCAGTCGCGTTAGTCGTTCCACCAGCAACTGCGTGCGCAAAACTGTCATAAAGATGGATGCCGTCTAGCTCGTCAACGTAGATGAATTTTTTGACGCTTGTTTTTGTGTAGCTGTCAATAAAATCAAGGGCCGAGTCGTCTGTGCTTGTAATTTCAATCTGATCGCCCGTAAGAAGTTGACCGTGATCGAAGTCGAAACTAAATCGTTTGGCAGTTGCGTTGACGTCTGAAGGCACGATTGTCCCTTGCAGCTCACTGCCGTCGAATTGACGCTTTAGCTCAACCTCGCCAAACGTGCCTAGATAAACGCTCATGAGATGGTAACCGTTGACAAGGCTCCAGTTCCTTGGAATGCAATCTCAGCACGCACAATATCGCCAGTCGCCGCACCTATAGATGCACTGGTGATATAAGCCGTTAGCTTGATGTCATTGTTGTCATCCCCATCAACCCAACGAAACGTCAGCTCAACCGTGTCGCTGCTGCTGACCCCGTCCGTGCCAGTTTTGTAAAGCTTGTTCAGGATGTCAGTTGTGTTGAAGTTATCGTCAGCGTCCTTGTAATACAGCAACGTGGCACTGCCGCTATACCCCGCAACCCCTGGGGTGTAACTACGAATGTGCTCGCTCAGCGTGGTGACTTCAAGCGTTTCAAGATTGGCGGACAGCTGAAAGTTCACGACCTTGGCGAGGGTCGTGCCAGCAAGCTGCATTACGCCATCTCTGCCGGTGTAAACCTTTGCCATCAGAGCACACCAATCAGATTGACTGTAACAGTGCTAAGACCTGGACGCACGCTGGCAATTTGCGGCGGCGACTCGTATCTCCACTCATTTGCCCCAGAGGCTTGAAGCGCATCTGACGTTCCAGACCACCCATCAAGCGCCTCATCGGGCAAGTCAAATGTAGAGAAGCTTCCATCTACCTCATCGAAATGGTCGATGAAAAGTTCAGCATTGGCGTCAGTGATGTTTGCGAAGCTGAGACTGAGCTTCATCTTGGTGCGTTGGTTGCCGTAAAGGATCCGCACCTCAGCGCCTGATTGGGCGTTAAAGGTCTTGATTGGATAGTCGCCAGGATCAAACTGACGTGCGGTTGGCGTAAGAGACGGGAAAGCCATGGTCAACCCTCAGTCGTGAATTCTGCGTCGTCAAGAACGTCCGACGCCATCAGGCTATTGAACGTACTCGTTGTAGGGAACTCTGTTGCGACAACATCAACCATCCCATCCTCGCCAAGCGTCAGCTGTTCAACCATATAGACGTTGCTTGAGGTTGAGGTGCTTGTAACCGTGAAAAGCGAGTCATGCAAATCAGTTTCAACCACCTTGCCGTCAGCAACCGTCATCGTCGCTTCAGTCACCTCATCGTCATCAGACCGGAAAAACACGATTGAATAGTCACCGTCTTCAAGGTCTGTTGCTGAAACAATCGTTCCATCAGCAGCAATCGTTCCATTGTTTGCTGACTGGTAGGGGCTTGCTTCAGTAACAACGCGGATGAAGTTGCCAGGTGCCAAGGAAATACCAAACGGGCTAGTGCGGAACTTGACCGTATGCGTGACACGGCGACGCAGGCTCAGGAAAAACTTGGCGACCAAAAATGCGTGGTCACGGCTTGTGCAGTATTGAGTCATGTCGAACGACTCAATTGGATAAGAATCACTGCCGTCTTCTGAAAACCTCACAACCAAGGTCTTTTCTTCAGGCATTTGGTTGCGGCGCTCTTCTCGATAACGCATTACAGCCTGGAAGTCTTTGCGCTCTTCAGAGCTGAGATACTCTACGGAGTAAGAGCCCTCAATAATGTTGCCTGAAGTAAATAGCTGCTGAATCGTGAGAGGATCCTCGCTGATGTTGCCGTTATTGTCTGTTGGCAAAGCAGGCAGCAAACTAAACTTGCCATCACTGATAACAAAGTTACACAGGAAGAATGGCGCAGTATCGGAGATGAACTGACGAATGTTAGTGGGTGCGTCAATCGCTCCATCAAAAAACAAGCTGTTTGACTCTAGGAATTGCGCCGTCGAGGAGAAGTCTTCTGTTCTAATCAGGGTGGATGACACGACATCTCCCGCGCCAGCAGTTTTGTCCGTCAACAGATGGTAAATAAGGTCAGTAAGTTTATTGCTTGGGGCGGTATCTTCTGTCCCATCCGGCAAAAATCTTTTAACCGGAATACCGTCTGCCAGCCAAACGCGAAGCTGATCCAAACTTGTGAAATTACGGGACGATTTTAAAGCCAAACCGCATATGGTCATTTTCTCGTAACGTGGCAGCTCTTCGTTACGAACAGATTCGTTGACGTAAGTAATCGTGTGCTCAGGCGACGACTCATTCGACTTGCTCAACAAGTCTCCATACAGGCTTATATCGTTAATCTGACTGTTGTGCTCAAAAACTCTTTCACCCGTGAATCCAGGGGGCAGCACAACAGTTTGCAATGACATAACACGCAAAACAATTCCGACAAGTGTGCCGGGGGTCCTGAATGGGTTGTTTGCGCTTACAACAGCTTGGCTCTCCATCAACGCACCATTGACCCAAGTGCCGGAGGTGCCCGCTGGATCTACTGCATATTTCACATCCCAAGCCTGGGTTTGTCCTGGAAAGTTTTTCTGCGAATTTGCACCCCGCGCCACAACAGTGCCAGTTGCAATAATCGTCGCAGTTCCACCAGAACTACTCGAAACCACGAACGATGCAGTCTCTTGGTGTCCAAGTGGATATGACTGTTGATTACCTAGCAACTCATATTGCCACGCAGAAGAACGACCAATCGGCTGATAGCCAACATCCGTAGAAAGAACAATCAAGCGAAGGCCAACGCTAGTTAAGCCATAAGGCTGCGCCCTAGGATTGCCTGGCGTTACAGGAATGCCGACATTAAAAACTTGGCCAGTATTAAAACCACCACTACTCGAAACAACGTTAATGCTTCTAAAGCCCCAAGTACGAAAACCAGGAAAATGTGGGTGGTTCGCCGGGAACGTATCTTCTACAACACCATTAAATTCAAGGGTAATTGATCGTCCATCGCCGAGATTTACAGTGCGTCGGGCGGTTGCTGTCTTGCCCATATAACTCGCTCTGCCGAAAAGCTCATAGTGCGTTGCGGCTGCTCTGCCTTTTGTAACCCCGTCAGGCAACCAACCGTTAAAGCCAACAGACTTAGCCCTGATGCCCTCACCCTCTTCGTCGGGCAAATGTGATTCAGTTTCAATAGCATTTGGAATCGTATATTCTGTGCTGCCAGACCTAACGACTGGGTTAGTAGCCATTTCGGGGTTGTATGTAATATCGCCAACGGTTACATATTCGCCAACTGCACTTACCTCAAACTCCCCGTAAGCTGTTTCAAATCGCGCACCAACCGTTTGATTGGTTTTTGCATTTAATCGAATAAACTGCGCTTCTTTTGGGCTATGTCTTGCAACGTCCGCCCCACTTTTAGGGACAAACTTGTACTCATATTGGCGGCGCTCAGGATGGCCAAAACGAATAAAGTTAAATTGATCTTGGGGCGTTTCTCCTGTTACACAGAACTGCTCGCCGAGTGGCTCCCACTCATGTTCGTCTCCATTTTCATCTGTCCCAGCAGGCCGCAACAATACGGTCCACACAGAAGTTCGCTTCATATACGTTGTCATCGTCCCTGTCTCGAAACTGATCTGATCTCTTTCAGCTTTGATCAGCTCACTTGGTGACGGAATCGTTTGGAAGTTGCACAGACCGTTTGCCCGATTCCAAACCTGCGAACGGATACCAACTTCTGTTACCTCACAGGCTCTCGTATTCCGGACAACGCCGAAACCTACGCGCAGCAGCGGATAAAAACCCGCCCCTGCATTCATATTCAATGCGTTCCTTGCATTGGTAGTGCCATTGTCATCGTTGTAAACGCCACGCCTCAGCATCCGCTCACTAATCAGGCCGATCGAAGCTCCAAGACCGCCATCCCCAAAAATCTCCACACATTCAAGCTCGATGTCTTGGCGGACGCCTTCATACCAAACATCCTCCGATCGAGACCGCACCACCCATGCAGTCTTGCCAATCATGATCGTCTCCCCAATTTGCAGATACTCATCCGCAGCCCTGCGTGAGGCCGAGATCGCAGAATTGATGTCGTCAACAGACGTGCTCGTATTGCCTTTGTGGTAAAGATTTTTTGGCAAACTGCCAGAAGCTATCGAAAAAACTGCAGTGTCGCCAACGGCAGCAACTCGCACATCCTTAGGAGAAGTGCCATCGTCACTTACAGCCACACCGTTGAGGCTTGTGATACCCATTCGGCGGCCATAATTTCTACCCTCGCCCTGCTGACCTAGTGCCCTAACTTTTCCAAATCTGCCGCTAACAGATTCGTCAATTCCGTAATCTCCGGCGATCTTGACGCGCTCGGTTATTAACCGATTGCCTGGGTCATCCTCTTGGCCTTTTAGCCTCGGAATTGTAATTGTTTTCCAGTTAACCCGATAGTTTGTTCCGTTAGGGATAGGAGCATAAACACCAAATTGCACGTTGGCGCTTTGGCTATATGCACTTGAAAATCCAGTATCAGCGAGACCTTCTCCTGTCGGGCACAAAAAGATGTCATCATTCTCTTCTATGTCCCCTGACGAGTAACTGCCTCTTGATCCATACGCAAGATTTGCTGCCTTGATCCTTGCGGAGCTGTTGCTGTTGCGCTTCCAATAGAACGCAAACATGTGTGCATAAGCAGCATCTAATGGGGTGTTGCCTAAAAAGATGCCATTCAGCTCAGGGCGTTCAATGCCGTCACCTAAGCCTTGCTCACCAAGGACAAATAACTGTTTGACGGCTTGCTGCGATCCAAGAGAAAACGCACGAGACCAAACAAGCTGAGGTGAAGCAACAATGCCCCCAGTGTCTCCTGTGTAATTACCAAAAATGATTGGAATCGGGCTTGCGTAATCAGCAACGTCAGCCTGCGTGTCAAACCCTACGGTCGGGCTAAAGCGATCTTGACCAACCCTGCCGCCAAGACGACGCCTTGTCACACGGTTACCATCACCCGGAGCTTTAGGTTTTGGCATCAAAAGCAATGATGCTGCTGTTGATGCAACTCCAACAAGCAGGCTGATACCAATCGCTATAAGGGTCTCCGTTCCTAAATTTTGAACGTCGGGGATGTTGGCATATTCAGCCGGACGTGTCGCCCCACGTTTAGCTGCTAAATACGCAAAACGCCTGTAATCCTCTTCATTCCAGCCAAGCGTTTCAATTAACTGCCTTTCATACGGAAGCAGTGGTAGTTGGTAAAGCTTGACACCGGAGCCCAAGTCACGAAACCTAGCTGACCGTTGATGTAAAGAATCCCCGCCTGCCATGTCACCGCGAATGCCCACGATCTCTCCCTCAGCACAAGCATGTCGCCATCATACTGAGGCTTTGCGACGTGATACCCCCAACGCAAAAGGTCTCTAAAAACCCTTGTTGTTGATGCTGTGTACCAAGCGGCGTCAAACGGAGGCATAGGTATCCCACACCTTCGCTGTACTTCATAGACAAGATGTATGCAGTCGATTTCGCCGTTGCTGCCGTCAGCGCCAAGCTTGGCCTTTAGGCCGATCAGATCAAGACAGTCGGACATTGCTGCTGACCGGGATGTTGCCAATCAAACTCTGGGTCAAACGGCGACCTGGCACGTCAGAGCCAACGGCATCAAGGATCGTGTTTAGATCAAGCTGCAAGCTGGTCTCGTCCCAATTGCCAGCAGCAACCTGCCCAAAATATTGGTGCATCAACGTTCCGGTCGTGCGGTCGTCAGGGTCAAGGCTCATCACCAGTACGTTCGCAAGCCAGCGTTGATTGACTGCGTCTACGCCCCAATTCCTGCTCAACGTATTGTTTGGAAAGAGCAGCGTTGCAGAGGTGTTGTCGCCGGTTCTATTAACACTGACGCCAGAAAACCCAAACGGCAGAAAACCCCAAGTGAAATCGTCATATTCAGCGTCCTCACCAATATGAAAATTCTGGAAGCGGTAGACGACGGTCTCTTCCTTGTTCGACAGCTTCAGGTAGTTGCCGACTGCAATAGTGGTCACAGGCCAAGTCTCCTACGGGTTCCTGGTGATTGCTGTAAGCGACTCAAAGCTAGTTGCTGACCACGTTGTGCGCCCTGCGTTGCAGCTCTCTGCATACCAACTTGAAACTCTTCAGCCGTAACGTAATCGACATTGTTGATCCGCTCTACGTTGAAGCGAACGTCAAGTTGCGTAGCAACAGCAGCGCCGCCACCTTCGCCGGTTGTGCCACCTTCACCGTTTTGGGGGATAACAGAACCACCACGAGCGCCGCGTGAGTAGCGCGCCATACTCTCACGCATCTTGCTTTCGGGAATGATGTATTCAGGCTCACCACCTTCCCCAACCAAAGCAGTTGTCGGACTATCTATGAATCCGCCTGCAGCTTTTAACTTTGGCGGAGTAAATGAGCCATATCGGCCTCCGGTGCCGTAATAAGAGTTAGCTTCTAGTCCTGGTACTCCTGTTGTTCCAGGGCCAGGGGCACCACCGCCACCAGGCATTGAAACTCCCAGTGCCTTCATAATCGTGCCGTACAAAATCATTGCCAGCTGCTGAGCAATGATCTGTGCAGCCATATTCATAAAGTGCTCAGCCACGGCTGACATCATGTCTGCAAGCGCTTCTTGACCTGTTTTTGCTCCGGTTACAACTGCTTTAAATGAGTTGCCAAAAGCATTGCCGATTGCAGTTGCGCCAGCTGCAACCTGATTTTGAACCTTGAGCAGCTCTTCTAACTCCTGCTTCATTTGGTAGCCAGGGTCAGCTTCTAAAGCTGCTTGCGCCGCTGCCCGGGCCTCTTCTGCCGCCTGCTGTGCAGCTGCTGCACGCTCATCCTCAATGCCTTTTAACGCAAAATTTTTCTCTAACTCTGCGTCAAGCAAAGCATTGCGGCCGCCTAAAACATCGTCGTTAAATTTGTTGCCAATGTTGAATTGCTTAAGCGCGAATTCGGCATTGACCAATGCAATTTCATTCTCCTCTTCTCTTGCATCGCGTATTGCTTGCCGCAACTCAAATTCAACTTGCGACATTTGAACAACTTCTTTTTGCTTCTTAGCAGACTTGCTTTTGCCTGAACTGTCTCGCTGGAATCCATCGAGGGCTCCAGTTCCGCCCCCGCCGTAATCTGCTCCTACTTCAGACCGACCGAACAGGACTTTTTGCTGAGCTTGCATGTCAGCACCAAACTGCGCTCTTGTATCAGCCAAGCCAGTTTGAGCAACACCAAGCGCCTCTGCAAACTTTCCTTGGCCTACAAGGGTGGCAATTTTGACCAGATCCTGCAGCGTTCTTACAAAGAATTTTGTTGCTTGGACAAGCCCTAAAACAACAGAAGCAACGCCACGGATGCCGCCCTCAATAACTTGGAACAAAGGCGTAAAGTCTTGCCCACTCTCAAACAAATCACTAAACACTTCAAGAATTGCGTTTAGTGCAGGCAGCAGCGCATCAGCTAATTGCTTCCTAAAACCGTCAAACTGAATTTGCAGAATCGTAATCTGATCGTTGAAGTATTCCGCGTTTTGCGCAAAATTTTCGCTGGTTTCGTAGTTAAAACGTTCTAACGCTTCAGTGCCACCGTTCAACAACGTGATCAGCTTTGACCCAGAACGGCCAAAGATGTCCATCGCCACAGCTGCCTTCTCAGGGCCATTGGGCAAGTCTTGAAACTTGTCAGCAATCTCGCCAAGCAGCTGGTCAGATGGCTTCAGGCTGCCATCCGCTTTTTTGACACTTAAACCAAGCGCGGCATACGCATCCGCGTAAGTTGCAACGCCATCAGCAGCCTCGGCCTGGGTGCGCGCCAACGTGCGCAAGCCAGTTTCTAAATCGCTCTGACTGACATCAGCAAGCTTGCCTGCATTGGCAAATGCTTGAAGCTTGTCAGCAGCAATGCCAGTCCTTGTGCTGAGCTTGCCAAACGCATCAGCTGAATCAATAGCGCCTTTAATGACAGCGCTAAAGCCGCCGACAGCAGCAGCAGCAAAAAGAGCCTTAAACGCTAAGCCAACACCTTTAACGGCCATGCCAAGGTTTTTGGCCTTGCCCTCAACCCCTTGCATGGAGTTGCCAAGGCGCTTGATGTTGTTTTCGCCCTTGGTCTTAGCGTCAATGAGTAGCCCAAATTTTGCCGCCATATCACTTGCGCTCCTTGTTCAGGATTTTGATGGCCGCTGCTTCCATGACTTGCAAATTCTCAAGCACGGTCGCAGGCTCCTCGACTTCGTAAAGTCTAAACAGCCATTCAACCGCTGAATAGTCCAGCCCACAAACTCCTGCCATCGTCGTGCGCCATTGCGTCTGGCAACGCAAAAACACTTCAACAGCAGGCCAGTTGTCAGGCCAAACCTCAAAATCTTCAGGCGCTTCTGGCTCAGGCAACGCAAGCCCAAACGCCTTTGCATCAGCCATCAACTGGCTTTGATCGCCAGGGCCGCTGAACAGATACTCAACGGCCTCCTCTAGTTTTTTCGCTTGGCTCCCTGCTTGCTTTCCAGATAAGCGCCTGCAATAGCAGTTGCCATCATTGGCACTTCAAGTAGCTCATCACGCTTGGTGATGCTGTAAGGGAGGTCCTTGCCGTCCTCATCCTCAATGCCAGCCCAGCCAACGATGACCTCACGAGCCACCTCAACGTCAGTCAAAGTGCCTTCACTGCTCAGCTCAGCGATCTCAAGCAAACGGCTCTGAGTTAAATCCTTGAACTCAATATCAAAAGTGACC